CTTGGCGCTGAAAAACTTACCCAGTACAGGGCCAAGCGACTCCACATCCTGCACCGTCTTTGATGCAGCCTTGACGAGCTTAACTGCTGTCTGGATGGCCGCTAGGGCTGTGAAGGGATCGATCACTTGTCAACTTTGTTTTCCAGCTTATCAAAGATTTTGTTGAGCATTTCTTTGATCTCGCGGGCGTCTTCGCGGTAATCATTACGGGCCACGTAGTTGGCGGGTAGCGCCCGCACATCGGCGTCTAGGCGCTCCAACGACTTGGTGATGGTGTTCAGCGTCCACCCGCCAAAAAAAGACGCCAAGATAACAGCGCCATTGAACAAGACTTGGTAATCCATTATGGTCGTCCAGGCATCATGTTGTTAAGCTGGATGCGGTTTTGAGGCGGCGCTAACTGGTTAGGTTGTTCCAATGATTTTTCAACTTGTTTTTTGACTTGGCGAGTGCGAGCAAATTCTGCTGCTGTTTGAGTGCCGGGTATTTTAATCGGCGATTTTTGTAAAATTTCCAAGCCCCGAAGCACAACGCCTGCGGTATTTGGATAATTCACAGCGCCTGGCTCTTTTACCACCACATCTTTAATGGCGTCCCGCAAGTCAAGAATTTGATCACGGCCTGCCTTACCGTACATATAGTCCAGCTTGCCCTCATTGTCCAACTGATTAATCAAAGTGTTCAAGTTTTTGAAAGACATCTGATCACCCTTGGTGAGCATTTCTTTCATCTGCTGAATGGTTTGACCTTGCAGTTCTGCATAGGCTTTGCGACCTTCTGGGCCAGCTTTTTTTAGCAAGGTGGTGACAGTTCGCATTTCCTCTAACGAACCATCTAGCACCACAAACTTAAACACATCATCAAGCGCTACTTGACGGTCAACGTAACCAGCCTTTGTGCCAAGCAGCTTGTCAACACGGTAAACATCTTCAAACTTTTTAGACAGTTTTTCGCGTGCTGCTCTAGAGGCTTGATAAAATTCACCGCCAGCACCTTCACCCATTTGGGTAATAATCTTTTTCATAGGCTTGGCGCTTGCTGAATCTTTAACCAAGCCAATCTGTTGGTAAATGTCCTCAAGCGCACGCACAGTAATCGTGCCGGTTTTGCTTGGGTCATTCATTGCCAACGATTCAGCCACCGAATCTAAAATCGGGTCAAGTTTGCCTCGGGCTGTAGGCGTCTTGGTGTTGATGTAGTCCAACAAACTTTGATACGACACCGGCTGCAAAGTTTCGCCAGCATTGTCTGCTTTGTTGTACAGTAATTTGTAATTGTCAAAATCTTTTGTGAATTCATCGTTCAAGGCTTTGTCAACGATCTTGCCAACAGCACGCAATTGGGTTGGATCGGCAACTTCAGCGCCAGTTTCAGCCGTCATGCGTTCAAAATTGCGAACAATGTCTTGTTTTTTACCAGCCTCAAACCTTCTCATTTGCTCAGACAATGCAACCTTTGCATCTTCCGAAATGCCAGTAACCGCACCACGTTGCACTTCAGACTCAAACTGCTGCTTTTGCAAGTTGCGCTCACGCTCACCAGCGGTGGCACGGATGCCAAATTGCTCCAAGCGCTGCTGACGCATCAAGTCATCAGCCGTGCTAGCTGCGCCCATGCCCACCATGTCTGGTTGCTTGCGGGTCAAGGCATTACGCACTGGCGCAACGGCTTGAGAGACTGCTGGGCGCACCATTGCACCGGCTTGTTGCACGGTTGGGGCAACTAACGCATTTAATGATGTACCCACACCGCCCAATGTGGGCGGCAAGCCCTCCATTGCACCGCCAACAGCGCCAAGGATTTGTTTGGCTGTTTCTGTGCGGGGCTGGTAGAACTGAGCGCGAGCCTTTGCAGCCATTGCCTCGCCAGCCGCCATAGCTGCTGGTGACCCTTGCGGCGCAGGACTAGACAGTTGACCGTACATCCCAGCAATTGGTGCAGCTATGCCACCAGCAAGGCCACCAACAAGCGCCGCAGGCGTTTCAATCACGCCCATGATGCGGTCGCGAATAGAGACTGGTTCTGAACCAGTAGGCGTTAAATTAGCGCCTGCCTCAGTTGGAATTTGGCTTACGCCACTACGGCCCTCAGGAATGCCGCTGTCAACAGGCGTCAAGCCAAACTTGCTGCGAATGGCTAATTGAGTCTCAGAATTTGCGTTCGCAAAATTTGGGTCTTGCGGCGCAAACTTGTCAAAGATAGCCTGCTTGGTAGCTGGGTTCGCGTTGACATAATTTGGGTCTTTAAGAATTGCGGCCAAGTCTGCCATTTTGATTCCTTAACGCAGCAAAGGGTTGCTGGTGTCAACGCCAGCGCCAGCAGCGCCAGCCCTTGGGTTGTATTCCCGAATGTTTTTAGCGCCTGGGCCTGCTTGAACTTCAATTGCTTGAATTGCAAGTTTTCTTGCTTTTTCTTTTTGCTTAATAACTTCTTTATTGTCATTAATTTGAGGAAAATATTTTTGATCTTCTCTTTCAAATTCTGAATCTGAAATTACAGCACCAGACTCTTTACGCAATACAGCAGTGATAAAGTTTGATTTGGCCTGATTAACTTGTTGTTGAGCAGAGCTAGTGCCGCCAAGAACACTAGGCAATGATTGTCCTAATGCGCGGCCAATAAGTGGTGTTCTTTCAATAACGGCACCTTTAAGAACACCTTTTTCGGCAAGGTCTTCCAAAATTGAATTTGCCTCTTTCATTCGCAAGCCATAAGCAGTAGCGTTGGCTTGGTTTTCATTTAATGGTTTTGCATCTTGCCCAGCAGTAGGCGCAGGCGTCATTCTGTTACGCAATGCTTCTTCGCGGCTAACGTATATTGACTTGCCATCTGGGCCAACAACCGCAATTGGTGGCTGTTCAGGGCGAGGTGGAGCAGGCGCCCGACCAGCCGCAGCACGGGCGGTGACAAACGACTGATAATCACCTTTAAAATTGCCGCCTTCTGGCGATTTGGCAAAGTTGTATTCAGCTACCATGCTAGGCGGTGCGGCTGGTGCTGGCGGTTTTCGTTCGCTTGCGCTTAAGCCTGCCTTTGCCAATAGAGCAACGCGCTGCGGCGGCGGCATAGCCAATAGCTGGTCTACCGTAGTCTTAACTTGCGCGGGCGTATACAACCCTTGAAGCTCCGCATCTTGCCCAAACGCAACAACATTTGCGTCGGATGGGTTATCCGACAATTCCAATTTAAGTTTATCAAAAAAAGTGCGCTGGGCAGCTTTAAGATCAAACTCAGATTTTGTTTGCGCTGCTGCTGACGCGCCAGTAGCCGCTTTTTCTTTGCGGAACTCAAAGCCTAACTTTGGGTTAACTTTAAAAAGTTGGCTTTCGTAATCCGCAGCCGTAGGGTCTAAGCCGCGAAGCGCGTTACGTTCGGTCAGCGCCGCTTGCGCCTCTTGCCTTTTTAGCGCGTTCAGTTGGCTTTCTTCATCCGCCTGCCTAAATTTCATGACGTTTGTCATTGCGTTCATTGGCGAAAACTGCGACAGATCAAATTGCGCGGGTTTTATGCCCGCAATAATGCTTGGGTCGAGTGGCATGGCTTAGAACCCTTTCGATAAGAGGTATCTGTTCATCAACTGATTTTGCTGGTTCATACCGTATATGCCAACGCCTTGGGTTATGGCGGTGTTAAATGCGTTACCGGATTGAATTTGACCTTGCGACATTGCGTTTGCAGCGCCGGTAATTGCACCTATCTGGCCTGCGGTGTTCGCGCCGTACGCGCTTTGGCGGGCTTGGTTAGACACGCCGTAGATGTTAGACACACCCGCGCCGTAGCCGCCGTAGGCAGCCGATGCGCCCGCGCCCTGTGACGCGGCTATCTGACCCTGCGCTGCGCCATACGTGCCATACGCGCCGCTTGCGCCAGAGCCATAATTTTGAAGGGCTTGAGACGAGCCGGACGCTAAGTTACCGGCAGCCGCAGCTTGACCGGCAGCCGATGCTTGACCGACTGATTGCAGCGATTGCAACGGTGCTATTTTATTGGCGCGTTCGGTCTGGTATCGGTTAAATGCGTTCGCGTACTCTTGCGACCCCATCTCTTGGCCGTACCGCGCTGCGGCCTTGAGCGCAGCACCAGACTGCAAGCCACCCCGAGCAGCAGTCGAGCGCTCAATTGCTTTTTGGCCTTCAGACAAACGAAACGCATAGCCTGGGTCTTGCTGCATGTCTTCCGCAGAAAAACTTTTTGCGGCAGAACCGTAACCGGGCGCGTTGACATTGCCGCTTAGGCCTAAAATGTCCATCAGCCTGTTTTGACCGGCCTCGCCAGCTTGCTTAAACGAGCTAAGGTTTTCGACCTGCTTTTGGTACAACTCGCGTTGCAAGCCCAGTTGCGCGTCAAGGGCTTCTTTTTGCGCGGCCAACTGACGCTCAAGTGCGGCAGCGGCAGCGGCGTTGCCAGCAGCAGCCGCAGCCTGTTGGGACGCCAGCGTTTGAGTCAGCGCTTCTTTTTGCGCCGCAATCTGCTTATCGACGTTTTCCTTGTCGGCAGCCAGTTGCAACTGCAAGCCTTCAAGCGAAGTTGTACCGGCTTCTCTGGCGGCGGCGGCTTGCGTTTCAGCAGCGTCTTCCGCAGCGCCCGATGAAATCATCGCGCTACCAAGTAAAGCGCCACCTAAGAGTGCTGTTGCGGTTCCTATTGCCATGAAGTGACCTCTTTGATAAACGTGCGCTCCATCGGCTTAAAGCCTGCGCGGATGTACAAATTTTCCATCTTTTTTGCTTTGTTGTCTTCTAAAGCAATCATAAACAGCGCGGATGCGTCGCGCTCTTTTGCCCACTGTTCAATTTGTTTGAACATTTTACCCCCCGCACCGCTGCCGCGTGCTGCTGGTGTTAGCCACCACCAAAGTTCTTGCACAACCAAAGCGGCGGGATTAAAGTACAACGGATACGCAAGCGCGCCACAAATGCCAACAATTGCGCCGTCAATTTCCGCAAGCCAAATGCCTATGTTGTTGTTTTCTAGCGAAGCCAGATAAAAATCAGAATAGCCTTGCACATCAAACCCAATGCTGCCGTGCATAGGGGATGCAGCGTGAAACGCTTGCGCTAACACTACGTATTGAGGCAAATCCGATTTAAGAGCTTTGCGAACAATCATGATGCCATCACCACCCAGTTTGTGCCGTCTGACACCAACGTAGCCCATGCGCCTACAGTGGCGGGCAGAATGGCTGTGCCAGGCGTGGCGCTGCCGATAGGAGCAACATTGCTAGAAGCCGACACAACTGTCTCAGTTTGAAGGTTCTTAAAGGTCACTGCGCGGCCAGACCACGCTGACGCTGCGGGAAGTGTGACCGTACAAGTCGCGCCTGACTTGTTGTTGATGATCCAACCTTCAGTGTTGGCAAGCGTAAAGTCCGCGACTTTGGTCGCAACCGAGGGCCGTGCGGCCAAGCCTGTACCGCCGTTGGCAACAGGCAGCACGCCCGTGGCGCGTGTCGCAACATCTAGGTTACCCGTGGTTCGCGTGTCAATCGGCAAGTTACCCGTGGTCTGGGTGTTAATGTCGATTGAGCCGGTAGCATCAGCTAAATTAACGATCACAGTGCCCTGAAGCGAAATTGTGCCCGAGGTAGTGATGTCGCCAACCAACGACAGGCCGCTGGCAAAGCCCGTGCCAATCACGCGGCTAACCGTACCCGCGCCTAAATTCTGCCGCGCCCTCGCAGCGGTAGACGCCCCTGTGCCGCCGTTTTCAATTTGGGTAATGCCCTGAGTGGTGCCGCCCGTAATGACATAGATGTTGTTGAAAAACCGAAACCACTCACGCGAGATTAACCCCGTGCGCTCCTCCACCAGCGGCACGCGAGGCGCGGGGATTTTAGTGATGTTTTGAGGATCAGCCATTTGTCGGGCTTGCAATAAGTTCAGCGCCCATGATCGCAATCTTGATCGGGTCAGTCCCCGACACCTCGTACACGCGGTCGCGCAGCTTCAGGGTCATGCCCAAACGACGCCAAATGACGCGGGTGCCGTATGTGCCCGTCTTGCCCATTGACCGCCAGTGGCTGTTGCTCCAAGTGTGGCCGCCGTCATCAGACCAGCGCAGCATGACTTGTGGGTCGATGGCTGTTGCCGTAAGAAGACCCTTCTCGACCAGAATCTTACCGCCCGTGGCGCTAATGGGAACTACGACAAGCACGATTTCGCCGCCGTCTTCTTGAACAAGCTGGTCACCAGATTCCGTTAGCAGCACTTCATTGAACGTGCCGCTGATATATTCCCAGACAAGAAAATCACCGTTTTCAGCCAGCAGGTCATCGTTTGGGTCGGAAATGTCAAGTATGACAATCGGCGTTGTCACGCTGTCGTCAATCGCGCCGGTTTCCGCATCAAGCTGTAGCGAGTGGTGTGCGCTACGCTTTAAATCGTTCATGCCGGTCGGCAGCGCTCGCCACGACCGAAGCCATTTTTGCACTGCGCCAGCGTCAGAAAACACCTCTAAATCAAACGCATAGATGTTGCCAAGCTCATGGTCGCCCACAACGATTTCGTTGTTGAACGACATCTGGCAGTTTGAACGATGGCGGGTAAACGAACCGTTGATAAAGGCGGCGCGTTCATGCC